CTTGAAGTGCTGGTATCTCAGTCGGCTCACATCGCGCTCCACAACCGCTCGATACGGAGAGCGAAGGTCTTAACAGAAGATTCGGTACGCGAGATCAAGCGCTTATTGGCTACACAATCCAGACGATCTATCGCGAGACGGTTTAGCGTGTCTCCGAACACGGTCTGTTCAATCGCGAAAGGCGAGTACTGGCGTTGGGTCACGGTGTGATGATGATCGGGTATCCAGCCCCCGTTGGGCAGACCCTCACCCCGTACGGGCCAGATCTGTATGTACGTAAACTTCCGCTCGCAGTTTCGTCCGCAGTGTCATGCACGTAGCCGTAGTTGTTCGCCACGTCAGCCGGAAATGCGGTCAGTCCTTGAATAGAGGCTTTCGCACACGCGGCCTCTCTATCGTCCGGCATTTGTCCGAACTGTCCTGAGAGTGAGTGAAAAAGTCCGCCGGCCCCAAATAGACCGTAGATGGCATGCAGGGCGAGAAAGCAGTCTACGCGGTAGCCGATGTCTTGAGGTTTGGCAGGTTCATCGCCAACCCAAGGGATTTTCGCTATGTCTTGCATATCGAGAATCCCCTTGGCTTTACGAGCCGTTTCACATGGATCTGAGCGATCTGTGTGGATTGTGCCGTACGTGCCTCTCACTGGCGCGGTGTCGTAACTATAGTCGCCGGTCGCGAACGGTATCGTGCCTATCGACGGGAGCGCCAGATTATAGATCGGGTCTGCTGTCTGCCATTGACCGGGATGACCGACTTCATTAATCAGCTCGATGAGGACGTTCGATTCGCCTTGGAGCGCATCCAGCCACGACGGCACGAAGACAGGATTCACCTGTGACCCGAACAGCGTCAGCTCCACCATCGCACCCTGCCCCGCCATCCAGCGCACGAACGCCAGCATCGTGTCGAGCGAGGGCGTGTCCCAGCCGGGGAACTGCCCCGGAACCTCCGGTTTGTTCGCCATGACGCGGAAGGTGTTGAACCCGAGTCCCATGTAGAGGCTCACGAACGGCGCGATGTCCTGCCCTTTGCCGAACAGGTCCATGAGCTGAAATGCCGTGACCCCCATGTAGCGCCACGGCTGACCCGCCATGAGGAAGATCTTCCGGTCGATGGTCGGGCGAGAGATCGGCGGATGTCCGCTCCATCGTTGCAACGGACGGAACATCAGAGCACCACGATCGTGAGCCCAGCCGAGGCGTACTTCCCGCTCTGGTCATCGAAGTCCATCTGGACCTGTTTCGTCCCGTTGGCGTAGCCGCTGTAGCAGTTCAGCGCCTCGTAGCCGCCCCAGCCATCTTCCGAGGCTTTGACGTACCACTGGTTACAGACGTTTGTCGCGAACTTCGTCGCGTCCATCCCGAGCATCCCGCCCGTGGAGACCGGTCGGATCTTCGCGTGTGTCCCGTCGGGAAAGGACAGCTCCCAGAGGCAACTGTCGTCAGCCGTCGTCTTGAACTTGACCCCTCGCCAACCGGAGGACGCCCACGGGCCGGTATTGAGGGCATCGGGATAGGCGAACTGGCCGGCGGGTCCGATCAGATGAATCTGCTGCGTCTCAGCCATAACAAACCTCGACAGATGGTGAATGGGCGATTGCACCGGCGGTGGAATCACCGGAGGGATGACCGGGGGAATGACCGGCGGGATCACGGGCGGAATCACCGGGGGCGGATCCACGGGTGGTACCACCGGCGGCAGCGCGAAGAGTTCGTCCATCAGCAACAACATGAGCACCACCCCTCCCGCTTCGACGCTGTGAAACGCGAGCCCTACCGTATCACCTTCGCGCGTGGCCCTAATGAACGTACACGCACCGGCCTCAAGGAGCCGCAACGTGGTGCCGTCCCAGACGCAAACACCGCCGTTGTCGTGTCCTTGACCAATCCAGAGGCCATTGAACAGGTCGGTGTATTGCGAGAGGCCGTTCCACGGGCCGTACGTCTCTTTCCCGCCGACGATGACGTTATCCGGTGTGACGTAGCGGTAGCCGTTGGAGTCCTCGCCGGGACCGCACGGATGCTGATAGCGCACGCCGTGAAGGTCGAAGATGACGGGCGATTCGCCGCAGCAGGGCTGTGGGTGCGGTTGCCACGAGCCGTTCCATTCCCAGCACGCGGGTTCGATGGTGTCATGGGCCTGACCGGCACACCGGAAGGACGGCACGTTCGTGCAACGGATGTAGAGAGGTCCGAAGGCTTCGGGATTCCCGAGCGAGCCCAGATGCGACTGAACCCCCACATGGGGGATCATCGCGGCCCACTCGCCAGTGGGAAGGATTTCCCCGTACCACGCGCCTCCGACAACTTGCCGTGTCATGTCCGCGCCTTCGCGTCTTCGACCCGTCGCGCTTCGAAGGGCGGACAGGGAGCCGGCGTCGACGGACTGCCGGCAATTTTGGCAGCGAAGAACCTTAAGCCATTTGTTAATGCAGACTTAGTCGCGTCGACGACCATCGGGTCGTTCACGACTCATCCATTCGGCGCCGGCCGTTAATCTGCAACAGCGTCCCGAGCTCGTGTCGGGGGACGAACCGCCGGTCCATCTCGTCGGGTAGTTTTTGCACAGCGTCCGCCAGATCCGACATGTGCTCTCCGGCGCGGTTCATCCTGGTATTCAGGTTCCCCACGTCCTCGATGACGCTCTCCAGTGCGTTCTGCTGCTTCCCGAGCAGAAACGCCCCCCAGAAAATCGCCGTCGTCATCGAACACGCGCCGGTCACGATGGCGAGTATTTCTGGAATAGAGATGCTCATGAATGGCGCCCGAGTTTATAGAACCCGACGAGTCCGACCGCGAATCCGACCATACACAGACACACGATCGCCACCATTGTCGTTACCCCCAGGTAGAACAGCGGGAGCAAACGGAACGCCATGCTGCCTTACAAGAGATAGCAAAAGAACGTCATCCACTCGGGGGAGTCCTTGGGAAACGACGCACAGAGGGCCGCCCAGATGCCCTCATTCGCGTAGAGCGTCCCACCCGCCGCACAGACGAGCGCGACAAGGAGACCGACGAGTAGACGGCGCACTGCGGGTCGTCTCACGAACCACCTCCACCGAGCGCCGCCAGTAAGGACCGCAACATCGCCGGCGCATACGGTGCCGCTTTGTTCATAAGAATCGACGCCTGCGACGTGAGACCGGGTGCGATGTAGCCGGGTAACGCCCTGAGACTCATGGGGCCAGGATTCCGCATCTGGGCGTTTTCGAGTGCCCGCTGAAGTCCGATAAGTTCTTGCGTGCGGGCATTGATGGGACCGACCTCTGGGGCGCGTGCTTCAATAGCTTGACGCGCCCCTGTCGCGACGCCTTTGTTGAACTGCGTCCCTGTTGTATGCACAGAGAGCGGATCCTGGTAGGCCGCATTCGCCAAATCCTGAGCGGTCTGTTTCAGGCGATTCGTGTCGGACAGCGACATTCCGTAGGGCCGCTGATCCTTGAACTTCTGCTCTAGCGCGGCGAGTGCGGATTCCGCATCAGCCGGGAATGGCGCATCTCCCGCCGCGGATCGCGCAGTGCCCATCCCACGGTCGAGGACTTCTCTCGCGCCGACGAGTTGGGGATACGTGACATCGCGAGCGCCGGGAATATTCGGCGTGTCACGTCCCAGCAGCACGCCCGTCTTATTGGGGAGTTCGATGCCTTGCGCGGGAGGCAAGAGTCCTGCGACGGTCGGACGTTCCGCATCCTTAGCGGCAAGCACGCCGGCAGCTTTATCGGCTGACGCACTCCGCATCGCGTTCACTTCAGCAGTGCCAGCCTCATTCACTGGGATGGCATCACGGAGACCCGTGGCGGCGAGGTCTCCAAAATCCTTCTGGAGTGGCACAGAGGGACGCAGGGCGCTTCGGTACAGGATCTTGGCGATCTTGGGCGCTCCCGCCGCTACAGCGGCGCCTATGCCTTGTCCGACAGCCGCCGAGGTGCCTTCATCAAACATCCGTTCGGCGTTGCCAGTCGGTGTCCCGTAGTCGCCCGTCGTGGCTCCCTTCGCAAGCATACCGACGCCTGCACCACCCGCAGCGCCAAGAGCGGCGAGTCCCATTCCTCCGCCTACTGTTCCAAGCGCGGTGAGTCCGAACGGTATCGAGGCGCCCCCGGTCGCCAGCGCACTTCCCGCCATCGCCCCAGCAGTGACGGGATGGGCCTTCGCCTGCCGTGCGATGAACTTCGCCACGCGCACATCCCACGGATCGGAAGGACTATCCGCCAGCATCGTATCGATCAGCGAGGGCAGAGAGGCAGCCGGCGCTGACGACTTCGGCTCATCGGGGATGAACCCTTTCGGTTCGTCGTCTGGAATAAATCCCGCCGGGACGAGTGGACGTTCACCCACCGTTCACCACCGTCCATCCTGTTGGCAGCGTCGTGCCTTTCGGCACGCGGCCTGTTTTGCCGCCCGGTCCTTGCACGCGAATCAGGTCGCCACCCCCGCCGCCCGGAGGGGGAGCGTTCCCACTGCTAGTTCCAAGCGGGACGCCATTCGCCGCCGCCAGGAACCGCCCAATGGTGTCCGACACGGTGCGCACACCCTCAAACTGCCGAGACGTGACGTTGTCCATGTCGTGTTGCATGGCGTCCACCGCCGCAGCAAACGCCTCTGGCGATTGCGAGGCATTAAGCAACTTACTCGCCTCGCGTGCGGCCGAATCGCTTAGTCCTTGCGCACTCATCGCGCCACCGCTCGTCACCTTGGCATATTCACGCGCCGCGGTGTAGATGTAGACTTCAAACTTCGTCAGATTCGCGGCAGGCATCGCGCCTTTGACGAAAGCATTCGCGACTTGATTCACCCACTGGGAATCCGTGCGCGTCACTTGTGGACTCTGTTGCTGCGCTAACGCGATATTGTCCTTCGCGGTATTGGCGTAATTCGCTGTCTGTTGTGCGATGGGTAGCAACTTCCCAAGCGTCGCAGCATTCGCCCGATATTGCGCCTGCACGGTGGGCAGATCCGTGCCAGCAGCGGCAGCAATCGCTCCAGCCTTGTTCTGGATCGCCATCCGTGCGTTCTGGGCCTGTCCGACAGACGCCCGTCCACCGGCAGGGATACGATTCTCTAGGGCGTAGGTCAGCGCATTCTGATACAGCGCATTGGGCGTCATGCCGGTCTTACCATCCACCTTATTGGCGGTTGCAGGATCTGGGCGATTCGCATCGAACGTCTCTCCACCCATCCCATTCGCGCCTGCACCAATCTGCACGCGCATCGACGCTGGCGGCATCGGCTTGAACGCCCCAGAAATATCCGCCCCCGTCGCCGGATCGGTGTATTTGCCCTCACTGAAGTTGGCAAACATCTCGCGCCCATTCAACGTGCCCGCTTGCCGCTCGATGGTTTTCGGCTTATTCGCCGCGGTGTCCGCCGTGATGTAATGCCCGAGGAGCGCCCCACGCTCAGACTCCGGCATCGCCTGTAAGGCATCCCCTGGATTGGGATGCGCGATGTATCGATTCAGCGCGGCATCGCGTGCGGCCTGCTGTTGCTGTACCGGTAGACCTTCATCGATGAGTCTTGCCTTGTGACCCGGGTTGTTCGTCTGCGTCAGATCACCAGCCACGTTCGGCGCCCCGGTTTGCTGACCCGCGATGCCAACGATACGCGGCGCCGTGGACCCAGCCGTGGCCCCTCCAGAGAGATTCGTACTGGAGAGCGTCGGATCCTGTGGGGTCAGCTTTGTGCCTGACGCTTGGTATAGTGGGAGATTCGGACTGTCGATGACATCGGCGCCCATAGGCGTGTTCATCTGCAACGCCGTGCCAGCCTTCACCGCCGCATCGCGTTGTGAAGCATCGTGCTGACGCATGGATTCTTGGATCGCGAGTCGCTTGAGATCGCTCTCGTTGTTCACGCGCTGCTGTTCGATGGCGATCCGCTGTTGCTCTTGCTGCATTTGTTTGTTCGCGATCGCTTCCTTGAATCGCTGCAACAAGACGTCCTGCAGACCCGCCGCCGCGCCGGCTCCGGCTCCGATGGGATTGCCGTCCATGCTTATTTCCCCGCCATGATGGCACCGATAATCGACAACGCCTGACTGATTTTGCTGCCCGTCCCGTTCACGTCAATCTGCGGCGTCTGGGCCAACGTTGGCACTGGCACCGACTGCCCCCCACTGAACGTAAGCGGCGTGTTCTGCGCCGTAGACCCCTGCTGTCCAAACGTCTTGAGGGCTTGGAGCGCACCCGGATTCGCATTGAGCGAGTTCAGGATCCCCCCACTGGAACTCGTCGGACTCACATGTGTGGGCTGATACGTCCCGCCTCCGTAGAGGGCTCCGACGAGGGCTTGGCGCATGACGTCCGAGCGGTTCTTTGTGGCGAACTGCTGCCGCGCGAGGTCCGTCTGGGCCTGTTGGGTCTGCGCGTTGTTCTGGGCCTGGTAGAGATTGACAAGGCTATTGTTCGCGCTGTTGTTCAGGCCGCCCTGCGCGATCCGCGCATTGTTGGCGCCGGTCTGTGCGTTCCCGATGACGTTCGCCACCGTCCCGGCGGTCTTGCCGTAGTTCTGTAGCGCCGAGAGCCACGCGGGGGTGGATGACGCGCCTGTGCCGGCCAACACGCCGCCTGTCAGGTTGCCCGCTCCGGTGGCGATGGTGGGGGCGGATCCCGCCAACGAGGTCGAGGCCAACGTCCCACCCGCGCCTGCCGCGCCGAAACCACCGAGGCCGGTCCCGGCCAATCCGGTGGTGGTCCCAATCTCAGGGACCGCCGCGCCTGCGGCACCCCCGGCTCCACCGAAGGCGGGAATCGGGACCGCTGCCCCAGCGCCAAAGGCCGCGAGCGACTTCCACTGATCCGGCGTCCACCCGCTAAACAGGCCGTTGGGATCCTTGACGTCGCTGCTGGGTACCCAGCCCGTCTGTCCACTGTGCGTTGGCGTCGTGCCGTTGCTGGGATAGCCGTTGGCGCCTGGCGGGGCGACATAACTCATCCCAGGGCGTGCGTGTTGATTGAAGATCCAGTCGCCTATTGACGGATCCCACTGAAAATCGCTCGACGCAGCCCCCGGATACTTGGACAGATTCGGTCCAGCCGCCTGTCTCGCTGCGGCGAGGGCCGGTGATGCCGGACGCGCTTCTGTCGCGAGTCCGCTTCCGTCGTTGATAGGCATATCTATCCTTTAGCTCCCGCCGTAGGCGTTCCAGAAATTGCTGGCGTCCTGCGACTGTCCGAAGATGTTCGCCTGCTGTCCCAAGCCCGCGAGGCCCAACAGCAACCGCAGATTGAGATCGCCCTGCCCGAGTTGCGTCGTGCTCGTAATCCCGAGTTGTTTCAGTGCATTGTCCATGTTGGCCTGTCGCTGTTGTTCCGCGAGCGTCTGTCCGAACTCCGTCCCCTGCTGTGTCAACCCCGCCTGTCCACTCAGCATCCCACTTCCCAGCCCAAGCGCCGAGAGGAGGTTCGAGTTGTTCTGGTCCGACAAGTGTTGCACAGCCGACCCGGCATACTGGCCCTGTTGTGCCGCGTTGTTCGCAATCAGACCACTAAGGACCGAATCGAACCCACCGCTGTTGCTCGTCCCGTTCGCCGCGGCTTGCTCCGCGAGCGTGTTCCGCTGCTGCTCGAGCCCGCGCTGACCGGCCAACTGATTGGCCTGAATCGCGGGCGCAATCGCGGGATTACTTGCGTTGACCGGCGAGGCAATCGACGGATTCAGGAGGTTCACTAAGGACTGCTGGAACGACTGTGCGACCGTCGTGGGTTGCGTCGTCGTAGCCCCAGCCGTGGTCGGGGTGTTCAGCACGTCCTGCTGGGTCGTGATTGGCGCCGGTGTCGCAGGGGCGGTAGGAGCCGTGGTCGTCGTGGTGTTGGCCGGCGCGTTCGGTTGCAGCGACCAGCCCTGCCCAGTGTTGCTCCAGTTGTAGGCGCTGTTCGCGGCTTGCCCGTTGTTCACGTTTGAGAAGTAGTCCCCTCCGGCGTTCGGGGTCATGCCCAGTTGCTGCGCGGCCTGATTCGCTTCACCGCCAGTCAACGTCCGTCCGACGTAGGGGGCAAGCGGGTCACTACTGCCTGGGAGCGGCTTCTGCTGGTTCGGATCGCCAATCGTCGTGGTCGCCATTATTTCCCCCCGCGCAACTGCGCGAGTAACGTCTGGAGCAAGGTGTCGGTCTGGGACGGTCCCGCTATGCTGCTCAGCCCAGAGTTGATCGCCGCGTAGGGATCGCCCTGCAGCGCCGAGGCGAGTCCAGACGTCCCACTCCCCGCGCTCAGGGGAGACGCCATCGACGGGGACGCTGAAACGGTCGGGGCCGCGTAGCCAAGTGCGGGATCGCCTTCGACGTTGCTGAACTGCGGCCGATTCGCCCCACCCGCATCCCCAAGGACGTCCTGGTAGATCGACGTCTGCCCCTGCTTGCTATCCCCAGTCGCGCTATTCAGGTACGACTGTTTCTGGCGGATGTGCGGGTCGTTGGGCGAGGAGTTGGGGTCAATCTCCCATTCGTTCGGATGCTGGGCCACAAAGTTTCGCACCCAATCGGCGTTATAGGTCTGTCCGCTGTTGATGGCTTCTTGTACCGCCCGCCCGTATTCGTACTTCCCGTTGTTGTCCGTGCGAGAGGGATCCCACCCGGCGAGCGTCACGGACGCCGTGGAGGGGGGCTTCGGCTGTTGCGTGGCCGCGTAGTCAGTCGCCGCCTTGACGTTCGGGCTGGTCGGATCGCTACTGAGCGGTCCCGTCACACCAGGCACCGGCGTGAGCGTCCCAGACGTGGTCTCGCCGCCCGTCCACTTCGGTGCCGTGGCGGGTGATTCAGGCGCGGTCGGATCACCCAGTGGCGACGTCCTCCGCTGTTGCGTGGGGTCGAGTTGGTCGAGCAGCGCAGTGCGGTAGTCGACGGCCATCAAAAGCCTCGCATGATCACGTAAATGTTCTTGCCAGTCGGAAAATTGGACCCGTCAAGCGTGCTGATCGTGATCTGGCTGGTCGTCGTCACGACACCAAGTCCGGGTCCTGTCGTCCATCCTGGTGACACCGTCGCCACGACGGTACTCACGGGAGAATCCTGCCCCGATCGTCCAAAGAGGAGGATCCCGCTCGGGGTCGTGGCGCCGGAGCCTGTCGTAATGACACAGGCATAATCGAATCCCAAACTGGTGGCGCCCGTGCCAAACCCGCTCCCCGACAACGAGGGGATGGCAATGCTGTCGACGCGATGTCGGAGAAACGTCGTCCCGGCCAGATTCGCCGCGAGATAGCCCATGAGATCGCCGTTCGCGGCGAACTCCCATCGCGATTGGGCGTTCGGCGCCATGATGATCCCGTTGGCGTGCGCCGTTCCAATCACGAACGGGAACTGCTTCGAGAGGATCGGACTCGCGGGCGAGGGTTGCGTGTTGCTGATGTTCCCAGTCAGCGTGAGGGAATCCCCCGTGATGTCCCCGTGCGAGCCGTCGTCCTTATGCTCCTTCGACAGCCAGCCAAAGAGGTAGGAGACGAACTGCTGAATCTGCCCACCGGCTGACGCCGTGAACTCCTGCACGCTGTTGAACGAAGGAAACGGCATTAGAGATTGCTCCCGACTTTGACGTTAGGGCAACGCCACTGATGCAAGAGCCAATGCACATTGGCGGAGGAAGCGTCTCCGAGTTGGACCTGGAGTGTCCATGCGTCATTCATTGCGGCATCTTCCGCCTTCTTCAGCACGATCGTTTCGGAGCCTTCGGCGGTGAGCGTCAGCGTGGTATCGCGCGTCTCGAGGCCCGCGTTCCGAATGAGGCGATGGCGGATCGTCACCGCACTCGCGGCATCGGCCATGACGTAGGGCTGCACGAGCGAGACATGGGCGTTCTCGACAAAGCGCGGGCCACTTGTCACGTACGCTTGGAACGAGACGCTGTTGTCCTGGTTGACGCTCTCGTCGTACTTCAGGAACGTGCCTGCACTCACCGAACTGACGTAGGGCACCTTCACGCGCGAGCGGGTTGCACTGAGTGTGTTGCTGAACAGCACAATGGCACGAGCCGCCGCGAAGTCCCCACTGTAGAGGGTCCATCCGCCCCGGAGGTCGCCGGTCTCGTCGGGTTGCTGCTTCGTGATGTCACAGACCACCGCGAGATTCGGTTCGGTGCTCCCATCGACCGCGACCGCAAAGATCAGTTGCTGCCGATCCTGATAGAACCCCCCACAGAGCGTGCCGTCAGGGAGACGATTGACGCGTGCCGCAATGTCCGCGAGGTCTTTCCCGATCCAGCGCAAGCCATCGACGCCCCCGACGACATACGGGCCTTTCACCGGATCCCAGAAGTAGCAACAGGGTGAGCCGTTCCGGTCATGGCCCATCACAATCATGCGCTGGTTGAGGTTGCCAATCGCGGTCGAGAGCACGACGCGCCGATACGGGGTCACAGCCGAGTCCGTAGGATAGAGTCCGAAGACCCCCGAGGATTGGAACGCGTAGATGACGTTGTTCACGGGATGGGGCGAGACGCCACGATCAGCCGCATTCGCGTTCCGCGCGAGATCGATCCAGCCACGCAGACTCGCCGTGTTATTGATGCGCTCGTCGTCGTTGACGTCGGAGGAATCGAGGACTGGCCCGAAGTAGAAGCGACCCGCCTTCGGCGCGAGGGAATCCCCCGCACTCGTTTCCCAGACGCCAAGGCCGTAGAGACGTGAACCATCCGTACCGATGGACTTCACGGACGGGAACGGGGTGTTGGAACCGATGGCCTCTTGGGCGGTGTAGTTCGCGTACGTGGAGACGACCGTCGAATCTGCGTAGGTCGTCGTGCCGACCACGATGGACGCACCCAGGGCTCCGGCGAGGTCCGCCGCAAGTGCGTAGTACAGGATGCCATCGGGCGAGCCGTAGACTTCCCAGTTCGTCTCACTCTCGCTGATCGACGCGGGTTTCGTGACGACGGCGCTCGCATGAGACCCATCGGGCGTGAAACTCACGGCTGGTGAGAGTTCCGACCGATAGACCACGACGCTGCTGCGCACGACGGTATAGGCGACTTTGTAGTAGCGAAGGGTCGCGGCGTAGGCGCCGCCGCCGACGCTATTGGCGACCGTCGCCGCCGCTGGGACCGCGAGACCCGCTCGACGCACCGTGGTGGTGGATCCGCCCGGATCGAAGACGTGCAGCCGATTGACGGCCGAGTCGTAGGCAAGATAGAGCTTCCCGTTCAGCACGGCACTGCTCGCCAACCATTGCGCTGACGAGACGTCATCGATGAGCGTCAGACTCGTGAACGACGACCCGCCCGCACAGCGCAGGATCTTGATCGGCGAGGAATTGTCGAAGACGAACAACTCCGCAGCGGTTTCGTCCTGGCCGGGGATGAACTCAAACGCGCTATAGATGGGCGCGGTCACCCCGGTGGTCGTGATCAGCGTCGAGCCGCCACGCCGTGTCCCGAGGCCGTCGTTGTACAGGTGGACGTTCAGGGACTCGACGGACTCGTCCAGTCCGACATCCACGAGACTATCCCAGCCATTACGGCCCCGGTTTTTCGCCCAGATGACAGATGCCATCCTAGTCGTTCACCAGCAAGTACTCCGCTTCCGCGACGTTCATGTTGGCGAGCCCTGGCGCCGTCGCCGCCCCACGGACAGTGGCGATGTCATGCGCGGCGAGCGTGGTGGAATCAATGCCGGGATTCGCCGCACGCAAGACGGCGATGTGCTTCACGAAGGCATAGGTGAGGTCGGTGAAGGCATTCGCATAGCCCCCGCCGCCCCCACCGCCAGCGCCTTCAAAAAAGAACAGAAGACTCATTAACCGACTCCGAGGAGCGTCAGCGCGTTGTGATTCGTGCCTCCCCCTCCGCCGAGTGGCGCGAGCGCCAAGACGCCCGTGGCCCAAATACTCGATCCGTTGCCATTAGAAGCCGTCATGCTATAGCTTCCTGCTGGAGTAATAGGAGCAGCACTGTCTAATATTGCCAACGCGCCACCTGTTGATCCGATGTTCGTCCAGCGGAGAGTGGACCCCGATCCCGCCGTCGTCGCGGAGGACGTCGAGGAATCAGCACACATCACCGTCCATGAATTGTCCGTGATCGTGATGATTGCTTGCGTGATCGATGTCGTGAACACCGAACTATTGAACACATTGGCATCCGGTTGTCCCGAGCCTTTGACCCCAGTGTAGGACGAGGACACCGCATGAATCGTCTGATTGCTCATCATCGTGACCACGACGTTGTTGCTGCCCGTCGCGGGTCCGTCGAGATACCACACGGAGATACTCTTGAGCGGCGTATTTTGCCCGATCAGGGCCATGCTCGTCCCGCTGTACGTCACCGTCGTCGGCACTTCATCCCCATAGATCCCGACGACCAAGCCGAGATTGCTCCCGGTGCAGGTATGGGCGAACGTGATCGTATTCGTGCCGCCACCGTTATCGCCCCCAGCCGCTGCATCAAATGCTATAGACACGTTATTGATCCTCGTGGATGGCGAGCGACATGATCCCAATATCGGTATCCATGATCGCCAGCACCGTGGGATCGAGTCCGTGGTTATCGTACGCATCGATCCAGGCGAGCGCCGCCGCCGCATTCGGTAATCCCAACTTCTTCGCAATGATGTAGCCGATGCGGACGTGTGGCCCATAGTACTGGGTCATGGGTAGTCCAAAGGGATTGTTACCGGCTGCCGCCAGGTTCACCATAGCCGTGTACGCATTCGCGTAGGAGGTGAAGAAACTAAACGACGCACCGGAGTTGGTCGAGTATTTCGTCAGGAAATTGTATGGCGCACGATGATCGACGTCCCACGTTGGCTCATCATACATAGCCATAGCGATTTTCGCCGCTCGATCCATCGCTACGGCGTTATGTGACGGGTAGAGCTGCTTCGCCCACAAATCGACGTAGGCCATATACCAGATCATCCACGGAGCCGTCAGGATATAGGCGTCCGTCGCCGAGGGCAGTCCGTAAATATTTGGATAGAAACTTTCGTAGAAGAACATGCCGAGCGCATTCGTCGCGGACGAATCCGTCGCATACGTGTTCATCACGGAGAGGTTTGTCGCGATTCGCGTATCGAAGTAGCTCTTGTACGGGTCCGCATCGGGCAACCAATAGCAACACAAGAGATTGCGGATGCTCCAGGCAGTGCCTCTCGCCCCATTCGCGCTTTCTCCCACATACCCAGCCGACCCACCACGTGAGGCATACCCTGGGGAGCCTCCACCGTCGTATGTCGAGAGCATCATCGAGTTGGCGATGTGCTTGGTCTCGTCGGCGTAGTAGCGGCGCCCGGTGAGGATGTAGGCCGCGTGCGAGGGTTGTGGCATGTGGGCTACATCCACACCGAACATCCCCTGTGGCAGCCCGCCGTACCACGTCGTATCGACCTCCTGCGCAATGCCCGCTCCACCGTTCGTAAAATCGCGATAAGCATGAGACTGAAAATTTGGATATGTATCAAGGCTAATCAGGTCATGCGTGTCATCCACGCCCCAGTGGATCTGGTACGACCCTGAGAGATCGCCCTCTTGTATCACCTGATCGCGCAACGTCTGATTTGACGGATTCGCTAGATACGACACGACGTGCGCGGGCATCAGGCCGATGTCGTTGCGCTTGCCTGGATTTGGTCCGTTCGGATCCATCAATCGCCAGTTGCCTGGGCCGAATGGGCCTGCGCCAGGGTTGGTCCCAGGCCAGATGTTCGCGTGCGCCGTGCCGTTGTACTTAAGAAACGCATGGCCTGTGACGTAGTGGTCTACGTCGATGGTCTGATGGGATTCTACATAGCCGCTTGTATAATAGCGCTGCACCCAGCGACAGCCCGCCCAATGTCGGTGCCCGATCACCGTACACGACAAGCCGCTCACCGGACTGCCGGCGACGGTCGTGTTGTAGAGATCATAGAGTGCCGTGAACTGCGTGGTCGTCGGACAGCTGATCACCACGCGGACTTCTCCACTATCCAGCCCCGAGGTGATCTTGACGCAATCGCCTGTCGTGAGATTGTGGGTCGTGGACGTCGTGAAGAAGGTCGAGCCCGCCCCATTCACGCCCACCGTAAAGGGCGCGACCCGTTGATGCTGGTCGAGGACGCCGGCCCCATTGAACGTAATCTGGATCCGGTAATCCACCGACCGCGCCGTGGGGCTCGCGTTGTTGACTTGGATGTTCTCCCCGATGACGCTGACTTCGTGCTGCCCATCGCTGTAGCTTCGCACCGAGAACTTCACGCGGAGAAACGGGTGAGCAGCGCTATCCGACACCCGCGCGGGCGTCACCCGATAATGGGTTTCTTGCAACTGCGATCCCGAACACGTCCGATCCGTAGTCGCATAGGCCGGCAACGAGGACCGATAGACATCGCCGGGCGTCCCCGACAGCGACGTGGACTCGATGGTCATGTCCACGACGCAGGTCGGCCAATTCGACGGCGTAAAGGCCGCGCCAGGTCCACCCGCACTCGTCGCTACATTCAGCGTACTGATGGACGGAATTGAGGCCGTCACCAGCGCGTGCTTGATCGACCCATCGGCATGGGTCGCGAGCACATCGGTCTGTGTCGTCAGGGATCCGATCTGCAGATAGACCCCGGCTGGGACCGCCCCCAGCGTCGGCGTGATCCCAAACGTCGTCCAGCCCGTTGAGGTGAAGCCCCAACTCGCGAGACCAGTGGGGGTGAAGCTTGGTGCCTTATACCGACCGAGGAGACGCTTGTAGCGCATCAGGCATACCACGCCACGAGACTGACGCCTGTTGCCGGGGCGCCGTTGCCCCCCGCCGTGGTCGTCGCCGCACAACTCCAGCCAGCGTTGGAGAACGTGATCCCAAAGGGCATCGTGAGGTTGGCCGCGGCACCCGCCGGAATCGCAATCGTCATCTGCGGATTCGTTGTCCCCACCGTGACTGACCCTGACGCCGTGTTGTAGAAATGAACAAACGTGACCGCCGCTTCCGGGTTGTAGGCGTAATAGCCATAGAGCTGGCCCGCACTCGCCTTAATCGCCTGCGCCGTCGCGACGAGGATCGATGACCCGTCAGACCCCGACGCCATGAACGTCGAGAGACCACCTTTCGTATGCGGCGACGTCGTGACGACAGTCTTACCTTCCGGTGTCAACCACGGTAGGACCGCATCATCGTCCGCACTCACCCCAGTCGGCTCGGCCGTGCTGGCCCGTCCAAAGAGCATCGATCCCGTGACGCTGGTGATCGTGCCGAGGGCGCCATCCTGCGTGCCTTGGGTATCCGGCGTCAATGCCGTGCCCGCCGCGTTATAGAGCGCGGCGTTGACGTAGACGCGCCCGTTGGCGTCCAGATTCATCAGCGAGTAGTCGCCCGCTGTCCCGGAAGTCGAACTGGGCGTCGTATCCGACCGGACGCCAAAGACCGCCACGCCCGTATCACCGGAACTGTGGGCGGCATCTTCCGCTTTGCCCAGATGGGCCGCGCTCGTCCCAGGTGTCACTGAGGTACCAATCGTGGCGACGTTCGTCACCGTCGAGACGGTCGTCACGGTCGCCAGCGTTTGCGCCGCCGCGATGTTGACCGCGCCGATGGTATTCGAGCCTGCGGGGATCGCCGGAATGATCTGGACCGCGAGGCCATTGGTGACATCGACTGGGGCGATGCCCGCGTTCGTCGCGCCGTCCCCGATGACGACCACCTGCCGATGGTTCCCGTTCGTCCCTTCGGTGCGGGTATCGATGTTGGTGCCAGATCCGGCTGTTATGGCTACGGCTGTGTCGGCCAAGTGCTTTCTCCTCTATGACTTACCAAGACCACGTCACGGTGTCGGCGGGATACTGCCCGCCAAACTGGGACCATCGCTGCGGCTTCTTCCGCATCGACAGCAGGAACGCGCCGTCCGTCTGGACGAAATCTCGGAACTGTTGCGTGCGCGCGATGTATTCCCCAGCCGCCGCCTGGAACCGCGCATTGCCGCGATACTCGTAGTCCTTCATCCGAATCCCGATCCCGATCAGATCGTGGAAGTCCTGCGGCAGGAGCGGCTCGTCCGTCGTCGTCAGATCCGGCGTCGTGCGCGTGTAGTCCACGTAGTATGTCAACGCTGTCGCCGGGACCGGGAACCAGTGAATCCCGAGGTAGCGCGCATTCGTCTGCCCTTTGGGAATCACCGCGAGCAGGTTCCCGACTGTCACCGCATCGTAGAGACTCACGTCTCCGACACACGCCGCACTGAGCGCAAACTTGTCAATCTCGATGTAGTCCGTCTGGCCGCCGATCTGGACTCGAGCCGTGCCCGTCAACGCCTGCGCGGAGGGCTGATGCAGGAAGCCGCCCGTGCGGATCGCCGTGAGGCTGACCGTGGGACCGGAGGTGTCCGACGCGCTACTTGAGACGGCCCAGACGCCTGTCGCGGCGGACGGTTGCGCTTGCACGGCTTGAAACCCACTCCTGGCGAACGCCCACGGATTGCCAGTGCTCGTCAGGCCGGGATCGCTGCGCGCGAGTTCGGTCATCGTGGTTTCGCGCAGGAGCGTGTTGTTCGTGCGGTCCACGATCCGCTTGATGCGCGCGACGTTGAGCGGGAGGCCGATGCGCGGAGCATTCGCGACCGAGGTCACGGGCGTCGTGTCGTCCCGCAGCATTTCCATGCCGGGAAGCGAGAGGAGCGCCCGATGCACTTCGTTGGCGTGATCGGTGAGGCGCGTCACGACCGCCGTCGCCGGCGAGGACGCGTAGCCTAACCGCTCGTAACACCCCGCGAGAATAGAAGCGAGGGTCATCGGCTGACGGCGAGTTCCCCGGCCTCAATGAGCCGCACTTCCGTCTTCATTGACATGACCGTGTCGGCCTTGGGGCCGAGCATCTCGCGCAGGAACACGCGCATCGCCGGGTAGAGGCCCTTCTTCTCTTCGGTCCAGCCCGTGACGAACCGCGCCTTCTCGACCTTGCCGTTGACATCGTTCTTGATCAACTGCACCGTGAGCTTGGTCTTCGTCCCGTCAACCAGTTCGATCATGTACTCCGCCTGCCCCTGCGCGATGAGGAGGTTGCAGAGTTCCACTTCTTCGCGGTCGAGCCCGTGGTAGTTCGGGTGAATCTTGTGCGGCGCGTGAATCTCGCAGACCAGACGCGGCATCTTGTAGTCGGGCAGCAGATCGCCACGGGGATTGAACACGGAGACCCCGTTACAGACGGGCGAACTCGGGTTCTGGAGTTTCTGAATCGCTTCCGCCTGCTTCTGCGGCGCGGTCTTCTGAATATCCGCGAGGTCTTCCTGCGCCTTCGCGAGACGCTCCAGCACGGCGGTCATCGTGGCCGACGAGGGATCGGTTGCGACGGCGGCGGCTTTCGTCCACCCAGGCTTACGTCCCGGTTTTCGCTTCGGGGACACTGAGGCGTGAATCGGGGGATCGTTCTCGTCCATCTTGGCCATCTTTCAGTTGGAAAATCCGGTTACACCACGGGTCCACTTCGAGCGAGAGCGCGAGGAGTTCCTTCGCGACGGCGTCGTACTGCATGACCCCTTCGGGGACACGCACGGTCACTTGCCGCCCGTTCAGCATCGCGACGAACGTAAAGCCTTCCGGCAACAGCGTGACGCCGATTTGTGTCGGACGACCACCGAGACGAAAGAGCGCCTCGGTGATCGCCGCACTGAGTTTCCGCGCGTCCGCTTCGGACAAGTGCGGAAGTATCATCAATGTTCTCCTGGTAACACCCAGTTGAGGGCCGATTTCATTGATGTTTTCTTACACGCCCATCTGGAGGTAGATCATGTTGTTTTTCGTGCTGACCCCGACCTGCATCGCGTGGCCGATGGGCTGCACCGTCACCGCGGCCGCCGCCGTGGTCCAGAGATCCACCGCACCCGCCGTCGTGCCAGAAGGCACGACCGGCGCCGTGATCGTGGGCGTGCCGTTAATCAGCACTGAGGCCGCACCGTTGGACTGGATCCAGCCGTACTGCGTGGCGGTGATGATGTAGGTGCAGACCCCGACCGCCGTCGCCGTCTGCGTGGTCGGGCAGATGATGACGTTCTTGCAGGGGTTATGCAGCAGACCCAACCGCGAGGAACTGGTCAGCGCGATCTGGATCGGTTCGTTGAGATACAGCGTGAACGCCGTGCTCGCGGTGATGGCGGCATGACCCGAGACGCTGTAGGTGTAGCCGTTGCCAGGGGTCGTATCCACCTGGAGGTAGCCTTCCGCGTAGAGATTCGCCGCTCCAGCGGTGTTGCCGGGGGTGAACGCGAAGGAGGTCGCACCAATCGCGACGGCCGGGGCCGTGGCCGCGAGGTGATTCGCGAGCGGCGCCGTGGACTGCTGCACAGTGCCTGCAACGGTTGTCGCGACGGCCTGTGCGTACTTGAACACGCGTCCATCGTTGGCGAAGCCCAGCGTGCCGAGCGGATGCACCTGCGTGGAGGTGTCGGTATAGAGCGGGGCGAGGGCGGTGCCGTTCCGCCCGGTGAGTCCGTAAGCCATGTGTCTGTCCTTTCGTTAGTGGTGCGCCGCCGCGAGAGGATTCCCGCGACGGCGAATCTTCCACTCGTGTACTACGTGATGGTGTTCACGACCGCGAGACGACGCGGGTTGTCCGTGGTCAGGTTCAACGAACACAGAACTTTGAACACGTCCACGAACTGATTCGACGGGTTGACCGGATCGAACGCCTTCATCCACAACTGGTAGACCAAATGCAGATTTCTGTTGTTGAGCACGAAGGCGCTGCCAGCGGGACACGCCGCATCGAAACCGATGGGGATGTCCTTAAACATCGCCGTCTGCCCCTTGAAGCCGCTGACCGCCTTGTCCGCACTCGAAATACGGTCGTAGCGTTCCTGCGCGAAGAGCAGTCCCATGAAGCCCTGAAACACGGTCTGCTCCGTCACCGCGAAGGTCGGCGTCTCTTTGCCGAGGCCGTTGCTCGCGGAGTTGTAGGCACTCTCCAACGACGCCTTCAGCTTGTCGAAGGCTGCCGCCGACTGCGTGCCCGTGACCTGCTGGTTGCGCCAGAACGAGAACGTCGCCCGGTTGATCTGGCCCACGGTGCCGGTCGTCGGGGTGATCGAGACGAGGTACTGCAACCCACCGATTTCCTTGCCTGCGGTGCCGTTGCCGTCTGCGAAGAGACCGGTGTTGACCGTCTCTTCGATCGTGCTCTTGAGGTTGTCGAGCTTGCGCGCCATGACGTCGAACTTGCCGGCGCCCTTGGCGGTGATCGCCTTCTCAAACTCCGACATCGGCACGTCGCCGCCGATGTTCTTCCAGGCAAACTCGGCCTGGTCGAACGGGGTCTGCGGGGTCACATCCAGCGTTTCGTACTCGGACATCCACTTGACGGTGGAGTTCTCCGCGTATTCGAGGATGTGGAAAATCGCGCGGCCATTCTGCTGCTCGAAGCTGCCGTTCGCACGGAGCTGCTCCAGCATGTAGTGGCGCGCGAAGATGTTGTCAACGGGATCCTGGGAGACGTATGCTTCCCAGGATTCGGTGACGTCACGTCCGTCATTGGGATCGGCCATCGGTCTGTCCTATCTCTAGACCCGATTCCGTGACGCGCTCTTGGCCGCCATGAACTTCGCAAGTTCGTGCGGATTCTTGGGACGCGTCTGGGGAGTCGGGGCGGTCTGCGACGGAGATTCCGTCGCCGCGACCGCTTTCTGCATGAAGGTGGCTTTCGCGTGTGCCGATCCCTGGTTCAGCAACGTCGGTCCCACAACCCGGTGATACGCTTCGTGGAGGGCGATGACGACATCCCGCGGGTCGTTGGGATTCGGAGCCAGACGCTCCACTTCCTTCGCGACCGCGACCTGTGTCTCCTTCGAGTCCATCCCCGCCCAACTTTTGGCGGTCTGATAGACCGAGGTGCCCATGCGTTCCCCTTCGGCGTGATCGATGGCAGCTTGGCGTTCGGCTTGTTGCGTCTGGGCCATCTTCTCGATGGGTCCAAAGCGCGCTTCGACCTTCGCCATCCACTGTTGTTCGAGCATCGCCTCCCGCGCGGCCATCTGTTCCGCCGTGTAGAGTCCGATTTCTTTGCCATCGGACATCTGCACACGGTAGGGATTCAGATCGATCTGCGGCGTCGTCTGACCGGAGACGTACCGCCCCTGCGCGTCACGATTGCGCGTGGCACGCGAGAGCAGGGCGTCTTTGTACTGGGGGTTCTGGACAAGATCCTTGACAAACTTGTCCGCGAACTCCACCGGGTCGTCCCCCATCAGGGTGGCGAACTCGATGGCTTTCTGGAGCGTCTGCTGCGGAACCGTCTTGGCCCACTCGTACTGCTTCCACTGCGCTTCGAGATCGGCCCGTTCTTTCGCACGGGCGTTTTCGAGCGCCTTGTGGTGAACCTCGTAGGGAATCGGCCCTTTCGCGGGCTGTGGGTCTCCGGGCGCCGGCAGCACTGTGGTGGCTGCGTTCCGCTTCTCGGCGGTCTTCGCGAAGGCGTCCCGCATGGACGTAGGCTTCGCGACCGGTGTCGAGGACGGCGTCTCGGAGGGAGTCGTCGGCGCAGAGGTCTCCCCACTCGGCGCACTGGGCGCTGAGACGGGAGCGGGCGAGTCTGCGACGGCACTCGTCGTGCTGGTGTCTTCCATGTGTCTGTCCTTGTGGCGTCTGGTGCCACTTCCCACGGTCGGTTCGTCTGGGGAACCACGCCACGAAACGTCGAGCACAAAAAGAAAAAGCCCTCGTCAACCGCGCATGTCGCGGATAACGAAGGCTAGAACTTCGTGCTCGTTGTCTTTGATCAGCCCGCTTCGAGCACGCGGGTTTCGGCCGGCCAGCCTAGATCAAAGGTCGCAACTCTTTACGTCACGGTCGGTCCTCACTCGGCTTCGGGGGCGCCGCAAAGGGCGCCGCACACCAGCCACAAATCACGCGCCCACTCGGCAACGTGGTCGGCTTCGGATCCCGACATTTGCACGTCTTCACCAGGCACCGGACCTTCGTCTCGGCAGACGTTCCCATCGATAGCCACCGATGGCCGCGCCTGGTTCTCGATCACGGAGGATGGTCGGCATCTGCCGGAACTGCTGTCGCCGGATCTGCCAGTGAAGGTCAGCGATCTGTGCCTCAAGGGCTGGGATCTGTTGCGACCGCTCGGACAACGAACGGTAGAGGCTACGACTCACCACAAACGCTTGTGCCTCTGGAACATTCCACGTCCACGGCTCATCACCGGGCATGTTGTCAGGCACCTGAATCTCGACGGTCTTCACTGGACCTTCCCCGCCTTCGGGTTCACCGACCAGAGTTCCCGACAGCCGCATCGCATCTTCAGCACCGGATCGGTCTCAGCGTTCTTCGCCACGATGTCCTGTGAACACCGTGAACAGTGGAGGCCGAGGCCGAACTGCTGGGCGATAGTGGCGTACTCCATCGTTCGGAGCATCACCTGCCACGGCAGTTCTTCCGGTGTGCGGGTCCGTTGGACGCCCTGTCCTGGGATCCAGAGACTGGGCGCGCTCATCCGCGCTCCTTCGGCATGTCGTACGCCGTATTCCAGTGGTGCCGGGGATCGCCGACGGTCTCGGTCAGGCGGATCGTCATCGACTCCGATTCGGTCTTCTCGGCTTTCCCGGTTGCGAGTCGTTCTGCGAGCCATGCCATCTGGTCGGCATCGACACGCCGATACGCGCCCCACCTCGAGGGACGCTGTTTGTTTTCGACCATGCCGTCGGGAACGGGGACGTCGTACTGATAGTCCTGCAAGCCACGGGCAGCCATAAGGGCACGACGCTGGGACCAGCTCGTGATGCGGATCGGTTGAGGGCCGAGATTGCTGTCGATGTAGTCCGTCTCATCGCCAGACACGCGAGAAAACCCGTTGCCGTGAGGACAAAAAGGGAAACTGCCCACCTCAAGCACCGCGTGACATTTCTCGCAGATCGTGGTCACTGGCCGTTCTTCAACTTGTACGTGAGGCTGTTGAGCATGGACTTTGCGGAGTTCTTGCCCATCTTGTACTTGGCGTGGACCGCCGCATCCACCTTGGCCTTCTCGTCTGGGGTCGCGAACTTCGTCGCGTCTTCCTCTGCCGCGATGGCGTGGGACTTGTCGTTGATCGGATAGTGCTTGCCTGGAAGCGCGTACTCGCTCTGCGGCATCGCTTTGCGCTGTGCGGCTGTTAGGACGCCCATTTGGGATCTCCCGGCTCAATCCACTCGCATTCCGAGTCGTAGATGTGGAGGCGTCGTCCGTCCGAGAAGATGAGCGTCATCGCGTCGAGCGCGTTTTCGCTTTCGACGGCGACGATCTCGCCAAGAAACTGGGCGTTCCGGCGCGCGATGTCCGGTTCTCGGCTCGTCACATAGTCCGCATAGGTGCGGCGATCGTGTTGATAGCGTTCACGATTCTCCGCAATGACGCGCTCAAACGCCTCGTGCATGGTCTCCATGTCACATCACCGGCCTTCCGTCACGATTGCCGGTGAGCGCCCCGGCATGCTTGTTCACGGGCTCCAATCCACCGGGTGTCCCCTCAAGGGCATGATGCGGTCCCGTCTGGGGTGGCGCCCCACCAATACCGGGCGTCGGCTGCGAGCCGATGACGTTGCCGGTCCCGGCACCTGGTGCGACCATGCCCCCGTGGGTCATCTGCAGCATCGTCTGGATCGCCGCCGGATCGACCTGCACGCCCAACTTGGTCAGGATGTCCAAGACGACCGGGTTGCTCATGTCGGCCCCGGTGAAGGAGAGCGCAACCTTGGGCGGTTCCGCTTGCTTGGGAGGGGGAGGCTGCACCATCCGAGACGGATCTTTTCCAAAGTCCCGCGCGGCTTCGCGAAGGACTTCAGCGCGATTCGTTTCCGGGGCGTTGCTCACCAAGTTGGCGTATTGCAGATCTTGGGCGCGTTTTTGCGCGGCGTCAATCTTTAACTGCGAATCCGGGGCGATGTCGTACGCGTACCGACCCGCGATGAGGGTCTGATCCCACATCGTGAGCTTCTTGCTGCCGTCCCGGCCGACCCAGGAGACGTAGTCCTGTTCGGTGGCGAACCGCTGGAGGAGGCTGTCGTACTTCCGCACGCCTTGGAGGATCTGGCTCATGAAGCGATCCTGTTCCGCGCTCGTCCGCACGTTGCTCGTCGCCTGCGCGGTGCTGATCTCGGTCGCGCTCAAGACCTTGTCGTTCGTCGTGCCGCTCTGGTTCGGTCCCAAGGCGAGGGTCTCGTTGATCTTCTGTTCGATCGCCGCGCGGCCTTGGATGTCGGACATCGCCTTTTCGAGACGGGGCAACTGGGCGATGACGCGGTCAATCCCAGCCGCCAGGATAGAGGCATCGACGCCGGCGCCGTCTCCTTCGTCCCCAGAGGCGAGGATTTCCAGGGCGGTCTTAATGCGGTGGTCGTAGAGGAACTTCGGGATGTTGGCATCCCGCATCTTGATGTCCTGCGACACCCAGCGGTTCATCTGCCGCACCAGAGGATCCGTCATCTGGGCATCCGAGGGCACGTAGGCCGCGTCGGGCATGTCCCGGAGCGTCACGACGTGGATGGGATACCCCTCCATCGAGTCCGCCGTGAGGCGTCCGCTGTTGGGATCGAGGCTCTGATACGGGCTCTTGACGTGCTTCGCGGGCGTTTCGAGGCCACGAACCAAGACCAGACGCCGTTGAAGCTGACGATGGGTCACGGAGCCATCGATGACCGCCGGCCGGTACCAGAGTTCCACGAACTCCAGCAACTGCCCGGTTCCGGCTTCCCGCATGACCCCACCGGTCTGCGGGGTGTCGAAGACGTGCTCGTCTCTCGTCGCGTTGGGCTCGAAGTCGGCTGGGACGAGCCCTTCCTGCTTGGCAAGGGCTAGGGGTTTGACGCCTTGGAAGCCCATCCAGGGAGCATCGTCGTACCGCTGGGAGCGCCAGTCGTGCGGAATGAGCAGTTTTTTGCTGCTAAACTTCCGCCACGTCCACTCTTCATGGATGGTCACCGGCACCGGCTCGCCGGTCATCGGATCGGGGACGGGCACCTTGTCGCACTCGTAGGCGATGTAGGACGGTCCACACCCGGAGACCTGGAGGATGTCAAAGAGGAGTTCGTTCGCGAGCCACTTCAAGTCCACGCCCCCGGCCCCGAGCTTCGCCTTCAGGATGGCCTGCTTGATGGAGACGATGTCTTCCGCCGTGTGCTGTTGGCCGTCTGGACCAATGGTCACATCCTGCAGGGGGAAGAGCGGGGTCAGGATGAGATCGGGGCTCCGATAGAAGATCGTATCCTTCTTCTGTTCGGTGTTGCGGAAGTGGATGTTGCTGTTGAGCGTGTCCGGGTCCGTGGTCGGGAGATAGGACCGCAGGAGTGTTTCCCAGCGGGTTTCCCGATCTTTTCTCGCTCGAACGGCTTGATCGACCCGTCCCCACCACGCCGCGAGGTCGTCGGCGGACATCGGGATGGGTGTGTCGTCAATCTTCGGGACACTGGGCGGCGTCGCGGGATTCGGCGCGCCTCCGGGCATAGGCGGCATACCGGGCGACTCCGGTGGCATCGGACCCTGCCCACCCATCTGGGGCGGCATCCCAACGGTTGGAGGCGGGTACATCTAGCGGACCCCCCAACGGGACGGCGCCATCGGCTTACGGAGGGCCTGTTTCACGAGCGCCCCCACGGTGCCGGGAGAGAACGACGGAGACAACACGGTCCCAATGGCTGGAGCGCCGGGGGACATCGCCCCGTAGCGCCACGCGTCCAAGGCGTGATCGTCGCCGGCCGTATCGACATCGTCTGGGTCAGATTTACTCGACTGGGCTGATGGTAGCGTACGTGTCAAGTAGCCGGCATCAGGGTGGAGCACGAGCCACGGGATGCCATCGGGGGCATCTCGGAGTAGTCCCTGACACCGTTTCCAGCCATTCACCCGGTCGTTGTTGCCGCGAAGAATCGGCAGCCCGTAGTAGCCGAGGGTCTGCCCGATCGACTTCGATGGGTCCGAGAACTCCCCCTCCGCCTTGTGGGTGGCCCCGGTCTTGTTGAACATCGACGGGTCGCCAACGGTATACGTGGAGGCGCTGTCGATACCCAACTCGGCGTCTCGCGCCAGCACCCGTCTTGCCACTTCGGGTTCATCGAGTCCTTGGAACTTCCAGTCATCCCGGATGTAGAGCCGGTGATCAGGCAGCACCGCCCACCAGAGCACACACCCCGGCGCATTGAAGCCCCAGTCCATCGAGCGGAACCACCGCACCCCCCGTGGCGTCCCCCAGTCCCGCACATGATGGCTCGCCCGGTACCGCGAGAAAAACTGCCCCGCAAAGACCCGCCAGTCCCCATGCCGCAACTGCTCGTACCGCCACCGAGGCAGAATCGCCAGCTTCTGGGACTCATACTCCGGGTCCTGGTAGGGGTTATCCTCCAGTGATGCCGGCATATAGAGGTAGTTCTTGGGGTCGTAGACCTTTGCCAAGGCCGGATAGACCTCGAAGTCCGGCGTATGATCAATGAAGAAGTCCAACAGCCACTGGGAACAGGGCCCCCCAGGATTGCTCGCGACGAAGAACCGGGGCTTCACCGGTCGTCCCGCCTGGTCACGATACACCTCTCGCGCGCGGGTACTGAGTTCCCCCAACGGACTGATCCCGTCATCCATCAGCGGGTACTGCGACCCCTCTTCCGCCACAATCGCCCCGTAGTTCGTGCCCAGATGGTGCCGAATCGCCGCCGCATCACTCATGTGCCCACAGTCGATGTAACTCCCGCTCGACGGAAAGTAGACCTGTGCCGGCGGTCCCTGCTTGAAGATCCCCCCTAGCAGCGGCACCTCCTGCTCCATGAACCGCAGATGCGTCTTTTTGAGTTCGTCGTTCGTCTCGCGGAGCAGCAACGCCGTATGCCCCGGCGTCATCAACGACCGCCGATACAACCACCACCGCATCCCGTGACTCTTCCCCGGTCCGGCCTGCCCGCCCCACAAGACATACGGCGCGTCCGTCTCCTCAAACGCGCACTGAGAAGGAAGAGGCAAGTTCAAGCATCGCTTTCCCGCCTCCCCGCCCAGTTCCTTCGCCGCCTTCGCCGAGACGTCCACAATGATCGCCCCGTCCACCTGCTTCTGTGTACACGGCGGATGCGCACAAAACCAACACCGCCGCCCCAAAAACTCCCCCACCACCATCGGCCCACGACACCAACAGCACACCGCCATGTGATGTCGGGTGCCAATCGGATCCCTTAGAAGGTCCGCGTAGATAGCCATCAGGCTACGTCGTTATACACGATTTCAGCAGAAAAGACCGCTTTCTCAAAAAAACCTCCGAAGACTTCGATCTTTTCCCTAACGATTTCGCGTTTGTGCATAAAAAGAGAATATGTATAAAAAGCCCTTTTTACCCTAGTTTGCCTATCAGGAGACTCTCTCAGCCACCCTTTATATGAGGGTCGTCTGGGCTCCGCCATCCCGCGCCTGGAGTCCCGGATGGGACCCATCGAAAACCCCGCGCCGGCGAAGGCGGGCGTGGGAGAGGGTAGGTGTCTCATAATGAGACGTCCCCGTATTTAGCTGACCCACGCTACTTTAGCGGATCTGTCTCGTTCTGGGACACAAGGGCAGGGAATGGCTGTAACTCTACCCCGTTTGCTACGTTAGCGTCCAAAGCAGGGGCCAGGAGGATACCAACCTTCACGTCCCCGACGTTCCCACCGAGCTGCACCACGACTCGAGGCACCTGGTTGTCGTCCTTTCGCAGCGCAAACTGTTCAGGATCCGTCCGTTCTAGCGTCCACGCAGCCGCCGTCCATAAGTGCTCCTTTTCGCTAGCTTTACGGATGCGCCTGAGTAGTTCCTGCTTCCCTCGAGCCCGGGCTTCTTTCAACGCGAGGCAGAACGCGACGTGGGCGGGATATTGCTGAGGGTTTTCTTCCGCGAGTTTCTGCCAGGCGATGACGGTGCGAGGATCGACGCCGGCCGCTTCACAGGCGGTTCTATCGTTTAAGCCGGTTTCGGCGCTATCGAGGAGGGCTTGAAGGGTGACGCGGTCTGTGAGGTGGGAATTCAGGGCCGCTGGCGTATGCACGTGGGCTTTATAGAGCTGAACTATCTCTGCTACGTCCATACGGTGGAGAGTGTAACCGAAGAATTCTTACGCTCGGTGCAGATTTCTCTATCCTAGCTATTGACTCTCAATTGGGAGTCTGTTACTATCTCTCTGTTGGCGCAATGAAGCGCCCGTCACGCTCCGAAAGGGTACGCAGATGATCAACCTTCACAATCTCGGCATCCACGTCATTCAGTTTCCCTCGCAGAAGTTCGGCTTTGTCGGCAATCTCTCGCTCGAGCTCGCGACGATGGTGCCGGCGACACGGTCAGACATTATGGCCGGACGTATTGTGACAGACCCGAACGGCGACGTCTGGTCCTACAAATTTCCGGTCTTTCCGTCGAAAGCGGACGCCATCGCGTTTGCGCTCGAGCACGGCATCGTCACGAAGTAACCACGTCCCATTCATTCACGCTCTCGTTAAGAGGTACGCAGATGACACCAGAATACTTCGCCAAACTCACCTTGGAATGCTGGCGCGCGTCAGGTCTTCGCACGGAAGCCCGCCGAGATGCGCTGCTGACGCACTACATCGAAAGCTACTTTGGACCGAAAAACGCCTGGCCGAACGCGATTGTGCAACTCGAAGTCTCTGCACGGTTACAGCTCCGACGCGCGACACGCATCGACGAACTACAGTACGTCTAATCGCAGAGAGATTATACCATGACAAACCGTCAAATCTTCCTCTGTGATCCATCGGACGTGCAATGGTTGCTGGACACCCACTTGGCACCATCCAACGTCAACCAGCCCGTCCCCGCGTTCGAGTCCTTCATGCTCGCCGGACGGGAGGACCGACCCGATCGCCTCGATCTGTTCGATGAGCAGGAGCCCCGGTACTACGCCTTGCCGATTGCCGTCTATTACCTGGAACCGTCAACCGGACGCTATACGACTGGAGTTGCACGCTCATGACCAGCATCCACACGATTAACACCGGCGACCGCGTGCATGGGGAATATTTCGGCATCCCGTATACCGGCATCGTCACCCATCAACGGCCGCACACCATGAATCACCATATCCAGATGTTTTCCGTGCAATTAGATGCGCCGCTCACGGTCTTTGGTCTTGAGCGAAACAGCCTTCTGATTAACGCCTCCGACGATCCGGCAGCACTCGCACACTTTCTCGGGCACGCCCCAGACACGACACCAATCGCGCCAGAACCGACACGCGTACAGCCAGAGGCATGGCGCCTCTACCGTGATCCACTCTCAGTCAAGGCGCCACCCTGCGCCACATGCGAAAAGCCAGTACCCGATGCCTACGCCATGCTGGCCGATGCGACCAGGTTCTGCTCCGCCGCATGCTACGAACATTACGTCAGGAGATAACGCCATGACCACAATCCTAAAAGAGTACTGCGCCGTGCGATATGCCTACGTGCAATGGCGCCTCAACGAACCCATCGAGGAGAACAGCCAGCGGTGGACGAAGGTGCATCGCATCTCGCGGCACGCCGACGATCTGACCGCGTGCCATATCAAAATCCCGGAGCATCCCTACGACACGCACTACGACAACTGGATTCCAGAAGGGGCGCCGCGTTGCAAACGTTGCTTGAAACCGTCGGCCATAGAATAACACGTAACACGTTGAAAGCAGGGTAGTTATATCCCGTTTATTTTACGCGACACCACGAATCTCAAGGGCCTTCCAGAGAAAGCCCCGCAAGCGCAGCTCTGGAAAGCCTTCCATACCCGCGCCCGGTCCGAAGGCCACTCAATCACCTGGCTGATCTGGGCGTTGATCCGGCAATACGTGGATCACGGGATCGACCGCTCACGCCTCACTGGCCATCCGATGGATCAGGAAAGGAAAATCTCATGATTCGCGGCCACATCGTGCTCGAATGCGACGAAAAATCATGCCATGCGGAGGAACGCATCGACGTCGATGCCGATTCCTTTGAAGCGATCACACGCTCGCGCGTCGGGATGGAGTCGATTATCTTCGTGAGCGACTGGCGCATGAACGACGACGGCGAGCTGGTCTGCCCGCAATGCGTCGAAGACGCCGAACGCCGAGACGATAGCCACGAACGGGCGGCAGCCCGATCCCGCAACTGTGACTTCGCGGACAACCCTAGGCACCCAGGACGCGACTGGACCTAACTCGCGCAAGGCGCAGCCGATACTGCGTTCTCCAGGGAATCTCACGACGAGGCGCCGGCCGTGGGCTTGGCGCCTCGTCGGCCGTACGCCATTCCCGCGCCCCAATGCGAAAATTCCACAGGTTCCAATAGCGCCGCCCATCCCACAGCCGCGCCTGGGTCGGCCGATGACGCATACGGGCCCATAGGTCATCGGACCACTCCGGCGATCCTAACGTCATCGCCCGGTCCCACGCCTCGGCCACCAGCGCCCCGTGATTCGCGTAAGACATCAGACCCCTACCTTCCCCCTAGCTGCCGGCGCCGCATCGCTTACAAGTCAATTCTGGCTGTTCTTGGGCCTCTCTGGGACGGTCCCTGACGAGGCCAGCGCCGCCTCTACTGCAGTCTCAACATGTTCGGACACACGATCACCCCCGTAAAATTGGGCCATATACCGCGCAGCCTCCAGCGCCGCCCTGAGCCGTGCCGCCTCGGCCTCGGCTTGTTCCGCTCGCTGAACGAGGTCATGCGCGGATTTGCTAATGGCCGGGTCTAACGCTTCCTGCGTGATGCAGGCGATGAGGTCAGCAATAGCCTTATGCGGATTCGTTTCGTGCTCTTTACGATAGGTCCAGTTGACGACGGATGCGTCGATGATAGCACCCTCAAACCCCTTCAGCCTGTCTCGTTCCGCGTGGAGGGCGGTGACCTCGGCTTCCAACTCGGCAATCCGCTTCGGGTCCGTCGTCGTCGCGTCAGCCATGATCAGCGTCCCTTCCGTTTCGGGCGTCTCGGCCGGCCTTCCGGCTGTCCATCGGATCGCGCGATCCCCGCTTTCGTCGCGTGATAGCCCGTCTGGACATAGGCGTGGATCTTCGGATCCCACCGGGCGGCGCCACAGGGACACGGTTTCGCTTTAGTCATGAAAATTGCCTCGCATACACTTTGACGTGATCGTCTAGTTGGCAGCGCATGTCCTCGCCTTTGTCCTCCGGTGGGCCATAATCATAGGGATCGAGGCAATTCTCATGCACAACGCCATGACGATCACACCAGACATAGCCATCAATGGGCGTCAATTTGCCACGGGGCTTGGGTGGACGTTTCGCCATTACGCGGCCTCCTTCTGGCGCATCCGACGCCCTGCCTGAAATCCGGCCTGATAGCCACGCATCCAATCCGGTGTCCGTGTCAACGGGCGCATCGTCCGTCCACCTTTCCGACCCGCTTCGACCGCACGCGGATCGCCTTTCCGAAAGCCCTTGGCCATCTAGCGTGCCCTCCGATCTTCAACGACACCCGCCAAGGCTTGCGCGATCTGTCGCTCGAGTTTGCGCGCGATCATTTGGACCGCCGTGATGGCGAACAGATCCGTGACGGCTTCGACCACGCTCTCGCCTTGGCCTTCGAGTTGCGTCCCGCCAAGGAACGCGGTCACCGGCTGGTCTAACCCCTGTAACGAGGGTCGGATGTAGATCACGAGGTAGTCGTTGGGACGGGTCATGGCTCTTGAACCTCACAGGTATGCCCATGACCTAAGAATCCGTGACATCTTCGGCATGTCGAAATGGGCGAATGATGCCCCGCCACCCATCCACTGCCGTAATGGTCAGCGATAGACGGTGTCCGTTGTGGCGTCTCCATCGCCAATAGCGCAAATCGGCACGCGTCATCAACCGAGCGCAACATGATCGGCGGCGGTCCGGCAAATCGTTTCCGCCAGGCCACCTGCGACAGACTGAGCTTCCCTTTCACCATCTTGACCTCACAGAGCCACTGGCGCCCCGCCCTGGAGACGAGCAAATCTGGGAGACCTGGCCCTGAGATGCGATCCACGATGAAGCCTTGCGCCTCGAGGGCTTGCACAATGGCCGGCTCATTAGC